GCGCCGCTAAATTAGCACTTGTAAACATTTCTCACTTTATTACAGAAGAGCGCCCTTACTTCGAGCACACAGAAGCAATTGTTTCTATGACTGATGATGAATTAATTGATCCAGATAAGACTGATTCTACAGAGTTAGGTGAAGTCCCACAGGCTGTTAAGCAAGGGTCCATCCGTAAAGGCTACATTAGAGATCCTTATGCGATGAACTATCTTTATACCTTGGAGTAAGATTCATGTCTAATATGAAACTAATAATGGAAAGTTGGAATAGTTTTTTGCTTGAAGATCAAAAGGAAGATTTAGAGCAATTAAAAGACTCTCCACAAGAGGCGAAAGATTTAATTACTAAATTGATTAATTCGGGCCCAGAGCAACAAAAAGCAGCCGCAAAAGTATTAGTTCAAGATCCAGAGGTCATGCAAGCAGCAAGAATACTAAAAGCAATAGCAGAAAAAGAAGGTATTGAAGAAGGTATCTTGGCAGACAAAGTTTTACAAACATATATTTCTGGAACTAATAAATTAAAAGATTTTTTTGAAACCCCGATGGGACAAAAACTTAAACAATATGGCGGACCTGTATTAGCCATGGCTTTATTTGCACTAAAGGCACCAGAACTAGAACCAGGAGATATGGACACGTTATCAAAATTGGCTGTTTCTGGTCAAATTTCTGGTGATGAAGCAGCCGCTAATATAATTGATATTATTGCAGAAAAACAACGGAAACAATAATGGAACTATTAATTTTTATTCTTGCCGCTTATGGTCTTACACAAATTCTTGTGTATAGTGATATGCCACTAATAAAAAGATTTAGACCAGCAAAAGATAGTTTTAAAGGTTATGGTAAAGTTTTTTATTGTCCGATGTGTATGGGTTTCCACGTTGGCTGGTTTTTAGTTTTACTTTCTCCGCTAACTGAACTATTTAGTTTTGACGTGAGTTTGTTTAATTTTGTTATAATGGGCTCTCTTTCGTCTGGAACATCTTATATCTTAAATATGGTGTTTAGTGACGATGGAATTCAAATAGCACAAAACATGAGGATTGGTAATGAAGATCACAAAGAATAAAATTATACAAATTATTCTTGAAGAGTTGGCAAATGAGCAAGTAAATGATCCTACTAAACTTGCAACAAAAGCAGCAACAACTACTCAAAGAAGAAAAGATGCTCTTGCAAGAGTCGCTGATACAGGTAAGGAATTAAGTTCGCAAGAAGCAGGTATTGTAAATCAAATTGAACAATATATTTCTGATTTGGCGTCAAAGCCAGGAATTGATTTGACCCAGCACAGATCTATGCTAGAAAGAATTCTTAAAATGTTAGAACAATCTATTGGCTCTAAAGCCAAGCAAGGAGATGAGTGATGAGCGACTTTTGGACACGCAAGTGGATGCTTCAGCCAGTCAGACTTTGTAAAAAAGGCTGCATAGGCGAGCGGGTTGCGCCCGCTTAATTTTTTAAAGGGAAAGAGATGAGTCAGAAATTATTAAGAGAATTTTATGCTTTGTGCGAGGGAGGAGTTTGTAAAGATCTTCTTACCGAGGAAGAGAAGCGTTTTGTTGCTGATGGCGGTATGATGCTTTCTGGCAAGCTTCAAGAAGCTGATGTTCAGAATGGAAATGGTCGTGTTTACCCTCATCGTGTATTGATGAGAGAAATGAAGAACTATGAGAAGCTTGTAAAAGAGAATAGAGCACTTGGTGAGCTAGATCACCCAGAGGACTCTGTTATTAACCTTAAGAATGCCTCGCATATGATTACGCAGGTTTGGTGGGATGGTAAGTCTGTTATGGGTAAAGCCCGTGTGCTTGATACACCATCTGGCAAGATTCTTCGTTCCCTTGTTGAGTCCGGTGTGACTCTTGGCATTTCTTCTCGCGGTATGGGTTCTGTTTCAGAGTCCCAAGGTCGCACAATGGTTGAGGATGACTTTCAGTTAATTTGTTTTGACTTTGTTTCCGAGCCTTCTACTCCTGGCGCTTTTATGATGAAAGAAGCCAAAGATTATACAAACAAAGTATTTACAAAAGCAGATCGTATTAATCGTCTGCTCAATGAGGTTTTAGACGATGAGTAAATGGTCCAGCTATAAAAGCGATCAGCTTATTATGGAAAGCTGGCGCAAACATTTAACAGAGGCAGTAACTGCTTCCACTAAATATGATGATCTTTCTGCTGAAGCTCAAGCTATTCATATGTCTATAAAAGCGTTCGCAGAGGCTGATAGATTTGAAAAGCTTGACCAATATATGGACTCTCTTAGAGCCCGAGGCACCGCAGACCCAAATGTAATGAATAGATTGCGTGGAGCCTCTGAGCTTATGAACTATTTTATGTTAAGCGATGAAGGTAAGGCATTTGCCCCACAACCTGGATCTGCTTCTGGCGGTGGTACTACAACTCCCGGCACTAATCCGTTAGCGGATAAGACGGTCAATCAACTTATTGATATTGTTAACACAGGCTCAGCTGAGGATGCTGAAGCTGCTAGAGTAGAACTTAGAGCGAGAGTTGAAGCAAGCAGAGCAAGAGGTTATGATTTTGGTTCGTATAGAGCCGGTTCATCTGGTCGCAGAGTTAATCCAGTGACCGGCAGAGGCGGCGGTGCTGAACTGGGCCCTGGTGAAGCTGGAGCTGAGGGTGGTGCTGAAGCTGGTGCTGAAGCTGGTGCTGAAGCTGGAGCTGAGTTACCTAAAGATGCCCCTCTTTCTATCACTAGAAGGCAGCCAGATTTAAGAGTTGGCGACGAAGATAGAAAAGAGCAGCCTTTAGTTATGCAGCTTCAAAAGATTGGTATGTCTCAACAGTCAGCACAGCAGATTGCTAAAAGAATTGGTAAATATTTAAAACAAAGAAATATACCTGTTGCTGAAGGAATGTCAATAATTAAAGAGGCTTTGCTTAATGAAGCCCGTTGGACCCCTGAAGCAAGAACAGTTTTGCGCTACATCTATGGGCACGCTAGTAAATTACGCTCTACAGATAAAGAATTTAGAGAATTTGCTAATTCTTTTATTTTAGGTATTCATAACATCGCTAAAGAACAAAATCCCGATAAGTTCAGGGCTTTTCTCAAGAAAAGAAAATCACCACGTAGTTCCATGCCAGCCGGCACAATTGATGCTATATCTGATGATGAAATAAAAGAGTTAATGAAATACACGAGAAATGATCCTCCTTTTAGAAGACGCGCCAGAGATGCCTTTGATTACAGACAAGCCAAAAAAGCTGCTAAGTCTGCTAGAAGATCAGACATTCGTAGCGGTAAAGAGCAAAATGTTATGGCTAAAATCATGGCTAGATTTGTTTCCGATAATCAAAAACTTCTTGATAACGATCCAGCACTTAAGGCAATCTTTGATGATCCACAAAAGTTTAATAAACTTAGAAAAAGTGTTACTAGTTTTATTCGTAGACAATTCAAGCGTAGAGGCTACTCTGAAGAGGAGTACGCAAAGTTATTACAAGAAGCTTTCCGTCACGAATTAAAGAAAATGTTACTTGAGGAATAAATGAAAAAGAACGAACTTAAAAGATTAATTAAGCCTGTTGTAAAAGAATGTATTCATGAAGTTCTTTTAGAGAGTGGTTTGTTGACTAACATTGTTTCTGAGGTTGCTCAGGGTATGAATCAAAATGTTATTGTTGAAAACAAACAAAAACAATCTGACGCCCTATTTAATGAAGACTTGCAAATAAAAAAGCAAGTTCAAAAAACAAATAATCAACTAAAGCAACACCGCAAAAAATTGATGGATTCAATTGGAGCTGAAGCTTATAACGGAGTTAATTTGTTTGAGAGCACAGAGCCACTAACTAATAGAGAGGCAACATCAACTGGTCCAAAAGCAGGAGCAGTTGACTTAGGTGATCCTAGTGATGCTGGGGTTGATATTAGTTCTCTTATTGGTGGCGCATCACAAATTTGGAAGGCAATGAAATGAGCGCTGTTAATTTTTCAGTTGACGCTAAATCCTGTAAGAACAATTCAGAGAGAATGATTCGCAGGTTCTTAAAGAAAACAAAAAAGACCAGAATTATTGAAGAGTTTCGTGATCGCCAATATCACAAGAAGCCATCGGAAGCAAAAAAGCAAAAGCGTATTAGAGCGCAACGAACAAGACTCCGAGAAGAAAAGAAACGACAAAAGCGTAATAGAAATAGAAACTGACTATTTATAGTTGTAATAGAATTTTGGAGGTTTTATAATGGGCGCAATCTCATGGAAAACAGGAGTAGGTGTTAATCACGTCGGTGCTTATCAGGTCAGTGGCGCACCATTTGCTAGTGGCAGTATTGACTGTAAAGATAAAAATGGAACCATTGAAGTGTCTTTTCCTTACTTAACCAGATGGTTTCAGGTTATCAACAAAGGCTCTGATGATGTAAAAGTTGGATTTTCATCACTTGGTATTACCGCAAATAATAATTTTTTTACAGTTGCTAAGGCGGATAATGACGCCAATGGCGCTGTTGGTGATTCTGGTAGACTAGAAATCAAAGTCGCATCAATTTTCATTTCTGGCTCTGACAATGTTGATGTTGTCGCCGGATTAACAAATATTGATGGAGTTAGGGTATCAAACTCTACTGGTCCTAACTGGTCTGGATCTGTTGGGGTAGGCTAATATGTCTTTTAGTTGGGCTTTTATTAACCCACTGGCTAATGATCCGCCCGATTTATCCGGATCTGTCACAGGGCTAACAGCGACATCTAGCTTAAACGCACAAGGTTTAACAGCTAGTTTTGCTGGCGGCTTTGGCGATTTTACATATTCATGGACTGCTGTACAGCCAGATGGTGATGTTAGCACCAGTGAGTTTAGCACTACTAGCGGCTCAACAACTTTATTTACTCCGGCAGCTACAGGGCTTTATTCTGTAACTTGTACTGTAACAGATAGTTCAACCACCGCCTTAACTGCTAGTGCGAATCAATCAAAAGTTATTGGTACAGATTTGGCTGTTACAATTAGTGGCTTGTCCGACTCTCTTTCTGTTGTTGCTCAGCATGTTACAGCTAGTGCTACTGGTGGTACTGGTGGCTATGTTTATTCTTGGTCTGTTGTAAGACCTGATAATACTATAGGCACCACTGAGTTTTCCTCCACGACAGCGGCTAGTGCTAGTTTTACAGTAGCACAAAAAGGATTAAATGTTGTTCGCTGCAGGGTGACTGATAGTAGCGCAGCAATTGTAACTGGAACCTCATCTGCTAAAATTGGCGTTACTGGTTCAGATCTTGGAGTTACAGTAACCGGATTAACAGCAACCTCAAGCTTAGCCCCACAAGATCTATCAGCTAGTGTTTCTGGCGGGGTAACACCATACATATACAGCTGGTCCGCTGTGAGACCTGATGGGTCCA